ACCTTCCGGCTTATCGCGGCGCGGAAGTAGGGGCGGACAGGCTCAGCCGACCCATGCCTGCCATGCCTTGCCTAGCCATGCCCTGCCCGGCCACACCTAGCCCCACCGAGCCTGCCACGCCGCGCCCCGCCGAGCCTGCCACGCCGGGCCTGGCCGTTCCTCGCCCTGCCTTGCCAAGCCAAGCCTGCCGAGCGATGCCGAGCCACGCCCCGTCGCGCCCTGCCAAGCCATGCCTGCCGGGCCAAGCCTCGCCCCGCCGGAGCGCGCCGAGCCGTGCCCTGCCTGCCGCTTCATGCCACGCCTAGCCATCCCTTGCCGGGCCAAGCCGGGCCTGCCATGCCGCGCCGGGCCGAGCCGGGCCCAGCCAATCCCAGCCACGCCTGCCGCGCCCTGCCGCGTCCTGCCCCACCGAGGCCTGCCCCACCGAGCCTGCCAAGCCGCGCCGTGCCATGCCCGGCGCTACCCTGCCGTGCCTGGCCGGGCCTGCCATGCCGAACCGTGCCTCGCCATGCCCAGCCATGCCAGGCCAAGCCTGCCAAGCCGTGCCGAGCCCATCCGTGCCCCGCCGTGGCATGCCACGCCTGCCCTGCCTCTCCCCGCCATGCCCGGCCGGGCCTCGCCATGCCTGCCGTGTTACGCCGCCACTTCTTTCACCTGGCGGCGGCGCCTCACTTTGTGGATCTCACCCCAAACCGAGGAAAGTTCCTGCAATTTCGCGAACCGCTTCTGCACACGCTCCAGTTCCCCGAGTGCGTCCTTCAGCAGGACCTCGCGCAATGTCTCGTCGTCCATCACATCGCCGAGCGGGCGGTAGCCGCCCGAATGGCCGGCGGCGCGATCAATCGATAGCGAAACGAACTTGCGCCCGCCGTCCGCGTCAACGATATGCACCGAGATCAGCGACCGCACCTGCCAGATGCGAAACCGTTCAGCGGCCGCCTCGTTGTCCCAGGTCAGAGAGGCGTGCAGACGCGAGCCCGGATTGTCGCGTGCCCATTGCACGACCTCGGACGGATTGATGACCCCCTGGTTCGTCTTCAATGCCAGCAGTTCGTCGGTGATCGTGTCCAGTCGCTCGCTCATAGTTCCACCTCGAAGCGGCCCCAGCCGAGGCCATTGGAGTTCGGGGAATCGGGACGGCCCTCTCCGATGCCGCATTGCTGGCCGGCGCGGTCCATCAGGTTGATGATGTCCGTGGCGCTGAACTGGTCCTCGTCCCACGTGACGCGGACGACGGCGGACCATTGCTCCCACATCGGGCGCCATCTGATGTCGGCGACCCCGCTTTCATTCCGCACGCTGGCCTCGTGGATGCGCGGCTCGCCCTCGATTCTGACCAGCGGCGTGCCGTCGTTGCGATCGAGGCCGTCCGCTTCGACGAAAACCGAAAGTTTAGCCCTGGTCATGACGAGACCGACCAGACGGCAGGTCGATATCATCGCGTTGCGGAACGCGGGCGCCGGAATGCCGACCCAGCCATCCTGGCTGCGGTGCATGGCGGCTTCATACGCGCCCTCGAAATCCTTTGGCTGGCGCACTTTCCTGCCCTTTGCCTGTTGTCCGGCGCGCTGGGTGTCCTCCATGATTTTCCGCTGCTTTTCCGAAAAGGCATGTTGCACGTAGGGCGAAATGCCGCGAATTTTGACCGACGCCGTCCGCAGTTTCGCGCGTGTGATGCGGATGACCTCTTCCTTGCCGTTCGCGGCTTCGGCATTCGTCAAGGGTGGAATCTTGAGTTGCTTCTTGTTTTTCGCCTCGATCGTGACTGACATCGTTTTCACCTCCCATTTGGCCTGGTCATATCCCTCAACCGCACCGGCGCTGGCTTCAACCGCGGCGGGTGCGCTGCCGGCAACGCCGCCGTGATGACATTGGACATCCGCCAGAGCCACCTGTCGAACCCCACCCGTTGCCGGGCCGTGCCGGCGATCCAGGCGGCCAGCTCGGCCTCCGTGACGCCCCAACGCTCCGCGACCCATGCCGGCGCCCACCCGGTCATGGCGAGCCGCTCCAGCCGCTCCTGGGGCGTCAGGTAGGACGATCGCGCGCGGAACCCGCGCCGGGATCTTGCGTCCGGTGCCGGATCGGCCAATGGTGCGGGACCAAGAGTCTTAGCTTTCACCACATCCCCCCTGCCGCCGGCGTTGCCATCTCCGGCGGTTTTTTTTGCGCGCGCGTCTGGCATGATGTTCTCCGCGACTGTGGAAGGGTGGAGCAATGTTGGACGGGCGCCTCTGGGCGAACAGGTTTCGCGCCGGAAGTCATGATGATGAGGCGACGGCGATCGTTGATGCGGTGAACAAGATAACGGAGGCGGGTCAGGCGAACGTCGCTTCCGTGGTCCTCGCTTGCAGCCAAATGCTGGCCCAGACCATCGCGAAAGCGGGGCCGGAGATCGCGCCCGAAGTGCGCGCCGCCATCCTGACGCTGATCGACGACTACGCCATGCGGTACGCGGTCGAGCCCCCATGACGGCGAAACCGAAACCGAAACCGAAAGCCGCCACACCGTTGTCATTGCGGGAGCTGTCCGCGCTCGCATACCACGAGACCAGCGAGACGCTCCGCGCGGCTGAGGTTCGGCGCAACAAAGCGAAGGCCGCGTGCATCCAGACCGGCGCGATACCCAATTACGAGCGCGATCCATTCGAGGCGGGGACTCAACTGACGGTGTTCGACGGCAAGAAGGTCCGGATCGTCATGACCGTGGTCACGGCGCTGGAACGGTTCGACCATCATGCATTCGTCGAGGACGTGGAGAAGCTGGGCCTCGATCCGAAGCGGCTGGCGCGGCTGGTCAAGAAACACACCATCCCGCTGCGGCCGGCGCATGTGTTCAAGACGTCGCTGGTGTGATGGCGTTCCAGTGCCCTATCTGCGAGCGCATCTCACATCACCCGCGCGACAGGGCGGAGCGGTTCTGTGTCCGGTGTGGCTTCCTCGACGATCCGAACCCGCTCACCGAACGCGCCGCCGCCTACCATGACGCCTTGTTTCCGGAACGCGCCTGCGATGCCTGCGGCAAGCCCTACCGAGGCCCGGCGGTCTATTGCTCGCTCAGGTGCGCGATCGATGACGCATAAGACGTGGCGGCCGCTTGGTAATCCCCGCGCGTAAACCGGGTTTACTACGGCCGGATTGTCTCGTAAACCGAGACCGGCAAACCAGGTAAACCTCCCCATGGACCAGGAAGAGCAGAACCCGACCGCGCGCTTCGGGATCATCGTCACGAGCCGGGAGATGAAGTCCGGGGGCACGGGCGAGCCTGTCATGACCAGGGACGGCGACCAGTTCTGGGCGACGACAATGGAACCTGAAGGGTGGGTTGAAGCCACATCGGTTCGCGTCACGGATCGGGTTAGGGCGCCAGCCGATCTCCTGACGTTCAAAACCGAAGGCGCCGCGCGCGCGTTCGGGAAACGCTGGAAAGGGCACCCTTGGTGGTGTTCGCCGAAATCATTCGAGGTCGTCAGTGTCACGCCGCGAATGGTGTCTGTCCAACAGGGTTGGACAGTGGAGGCGATAAGCAATGTCCGAGCCTGAAGCAACCGACGCCGCACTGCCCGGCCGCGTCGATGTGCTGAAGCCGATGACCGTCAAGGCGATATCGACCGACGTCATCACCGGAATCACGAAGGCCGCGCGCGCCGAGGGCGTGACCGTTGGCCAGTGGCTGGAGGCTGTCGTCCGGCCGCACCTGGAACCCGGCACCGCGCTCGCCATCGCGCGGCCGACGCCGCGCCGGGAGGTAACCTCGGGCCGGGACGTCGCCGAACTGATCCGCGCCGCCAAGGAGGTCAGCAGCGGCCCGGACGACCCGCTGATGCGCGCCGCGCGGGCGACGGTGCGGAAGCTGCTGGCGCGTGTGCGGCGGGACGGTTGATCGCCCGTCTGAAACGAAAAATCATCAGTCTGACACACGATAATCCGTTGTTTTCCGCGCGTTTCAGCACTATGTTCTTGTCATGTTCCATTGGCGAAAGTCAGCAATCCGGAACCCGGACATCGAGCGCCTGGAGCGTCGCGTCACGGCGCTTGAGGCACGGCTGTCGCGCGAGGCCGACTCGGGTCCGACTCGGGCGGCCGACTCGGATTCGGGGCCGCTCGAATCGGCGTTGGCGTCGCTGGGCCGGGTTGTCGCGCGCGCGGCGGCCAATGCCGAACACGCCGAAGGCGTGACGCGGCGGTAGCATTCGTGCGAGACTCTTGCCGGCGGCAAGGGAAATCGCATGCCTAAACCCAAGCATGAGGCGAACGAGCGGGACCGACGCATGGTCCGCATGATGGTCGCGGGCGGCATCATCTATGACGACATCGCCGCCGCGATCGGCATCAGCCGCAGCTCGCTCAAAACCCATTACAAGCGCGAACTGAAGGCGGGCGGCATCCTGGCCAACGCGATGGTCGTGGGCAACCTGTACCGGCACGCGACCGGCGATCACCCGAACGCGGCGGTCGCGGCGGCGAAGTGGTGGACGCAGGCACGCATGGGCTGGAGCGAAAAGCACGAGTTCAGCGGGCCGGGCGGAACGCCGCTCAATCCTCCGGGGCAGAGCTACGTGGTCCGGATGCCGACGCCGGTCGAGTCGGTGCGGCAATGGATGGACGCCTATGTGCCGGAGACGGAGAGGGAGCCGTCGTGACATCATGATCGGCAGGTGCGCCGCGTGCGACGAGCGTTTCGTTTCATTCTGCAATCGTCCTGACCGACGCTATTGCAGCAAGAAATGCCAATGTTGGGCGAAAATGCAGCGGACGCGGGAACGTGAGACGCTGGGCCTGCGGCTGGTCTCCTGGCTGCTCCGCACACACCCGGACTGGCTGGCCTCGTTCATCGTGGAGATGGCCAAGGATAAGAAGACACGTTCCAGGGGACCGGCGGCGTTGCCGCCGATCCCACGGCCGAAGCTGGTCGCGCATGAGATGGAGATGAGGCCATCGTAGCCGTCGCCTGGGAGCCGCAGCCGTGGCAGGCCGCGTTCATCGCCTGTCCGGTCGAGGAAGTGTTCGGCGGTGGTTCCCGAGGCGGCGGGAAGACCGATGGCGTTCTGGGTGACTGGCTCAACCATGCCGACCAATACAAGGAAAATGCCATCGGTCTGATGGTCCGGCGCACGGCGACTGAACTTGTCGAGACCCAGGAACGCGCGCGCGTCATCCTAAGCAAGATCGGCGCGCGTTTCACCTATCGGCCCGCGCGTGTGATCATGCCCGGCGGGGGTCGTCTTACGTTCGCGTATCTCGATCGCGACGCCGATGCCGAGAACTACCAAGGCGCGAGTTTTTCTCGCGTGTATGTTGAAGAGGTAGGCAACTTCCCGTCGCCAACACCGATCCTCAAATTGATGGCGACGCTGCGGAGTGGCGCGGGCATTCCGGTCGGGATGCGCCTGACCGGCAACCCCGGCGGGTCCGGTCACCAGTGGGTCAAGGCCCGCTACATCGATCCGGCGCCCCGCGGTTGGCGTGTCATCACAGACCCGGAGACGGGCTCGGAGCGGATCTACCTGCCCAGCCGGATCGCGCAAAACAAATACCTGGGCGCCGATTACGTCCGGCGCCTGCGCGGCGTCGGCACCCCGGAGCTGGTCAAGGCATGGCTGGAGGGCGATTGGAATGTCATCGCGGGCGCGTTCTTTTCGGAGTTCAGCGCCGATCGCCACATCATCGCGCCGCGGGCCCTGCCGGAGCACTGGGCGCGGTTCCGCTCGTTCGACTGGGGATCGGCCCGGCCGTTCGCGGTGCATTGGTGGGCCGTTTCGGATGGGACACTACCGGATATCGCGCGCGGTTGCCTCGTCTGCTACAGGGAGTGGTATGGCATGAAGCCGGGCGAGCCAAATGTGGGGTTGCACATGACCGCCGAACAAGTCGCCGAGGGCATCAGGGACCGGGAGCGTGACGATCCCAAACCGAAGGATGGGGGGTTCGTCGGCGTGGCCGACCCCTCGATCTTCGCCGAGGACGGCGGGCCGAGCATCGCGAGCCGGATGACACGCGCCGCGCGCATCGTGTTCCGCCCCGGCGACAACAAACGCGTGCCGCAACGTGGCGCGATGGGCGGTTGGGATCAGGTGCGCGCGCGGCTCGTTGGCGACGCGGACGGCAAGCCCATGGTGGTGTTCTTCTCGACGGCGCGGGACGTGATTCGGACTTTACCGGCATTGCAACACGACGCGAGCCGGGCCGAGGACGTCGATACGGAGTCGGAAGATCACTGTGGAGACTCCGTTCGGTATGGGTGCATGAGCAGACCCTACATTCGCGACGCGGAGCGGCAACGCCCGCGTGACTCCTGGGACGCGGCGTTCAATCGAGACGAAGGCGAAGTCCGGGATTGGAGGACGGTTTGAGTCGGATAACGCGACATACGCCGACGCTCTGCCCCTGGTGTGGGTATACGCTCAATTCCGCCAGCTCGCTTGTTGGTGACAGCGTTCCGGATGTCGGAGATTGGACCGTGTGCATGGCCTGCGCCGGCATCCTACGGTTCGGTCCTGGATTAAAAGTCGAGATCCCGCCACGCGCGGAGGTCGAGGCGGAGATCGCCTCGGAAATACGCGAGGGGATCAATGATGGGTTGGCCGGAACAATCGCCGGCGTCAAGTTGATGCACGCGAAGATCGGCCCTCCGATCGAAAAGGGCAGGCGGCAGTGAGCGAGAGGCTGTGATGACACTCAATTTCCTCGAAATGTCCGGCGCGGAGTTCCAGCGTTCGGTGCGCGACGATCCGGACAAGTGGGCCGACGCGGCGATGGTGGCGGCCGAGGACATGGGCTACAAAATCGATCGGGATTGGATACGATCGCTGCTCGCCGACGCCATGGCCGCCGCCCGTGAGGCTTCGATCCGCGAAGTGATCCGGCCGGCCGTGCCATGATCAAACCGTTCGCGCTGTTTGTTGGCGACGAGTTCTACCCGGCTGGTGGATGGTATGATTTTGTCGGCTTCTTTGAAACGAAAGAACAGGCCGTCGAGGCGGCGGCGGGGCCTGCCGAGGATTGCGTAAGCGGCTGGTGGTTCAACGTCGCTGATCTGCGAACCGGAAAGATTGTCGTGGATGAATCGGGGTTGTCCTCGCGTTGGCGGTCGCAGGCCGATCCGGACGACCCTGATATTCTCGTTGGCGACGAAGAGAGTTTGAACAAACCTGGGGGGCCGCTGACCTGATGTCCCAGGCCCTCTACCCCGATCCGCCGACAGACCCGGCGGCCGCCGAGGCATCCCGGCCGAAGGGTGGCCCAGGCATCGCGTCCGACCGTTACCCGCGCAGTCTCGACGACCTCCACGCGCGGCTCGTGCGATGGTTCGAGGACGGTGAGACGGCGACCGCTGACGGAAGGCGGCTGTCGCAACGGGACCGGGACTACGTGTGCGGCAATCAGTGGACACGTGCCGAACTGGACGTGCTGAAGGCGCGCGGCCAACCGGACGTGACGATCAATTATTGCAGCCGCAAAATTGAACTGATGTGCGGCCTGGAGCGTAAGTCGCGCACCGACCCGAAGGCGTTCGCGCGCAACCCGGCCGACGAGGACAAGGCCGACGCGGCGACCCAGGCGTTGCGTTACATCTCCGACGACAACAACTTCCCGCTGATCCGGTCTGACGTTTACGAGAACATGATGGTCGAGGGGGTTGGCGGGGCCGAACTTGGCCTGGAGGATGATGGCAAGGGCGGGGCGGACATCACGATCACTCAGGTGCCGTTCGATCGTCTGTTCTGGGACCCGCATTCGCGCCGCCTGGACTTCAGTGACGCGCGCTACAAGGGCATCGTGATCTGGATGGACCGTGACGAGGCCTCCGAGATGTGGCCCGACGCGGAGGATCTGATTTCCGATACGTTCCAGACACGGGACGGGAGCTATACCGACCGGCCGAACGAAGTGGTCTGGTGCGACAGCACGCGCGAACGCATCCGCGTCGTGCAGTGCCATTGGCGCGAGCGTGACGAGTGGTGGGGGGCTACATTGACCCGCGCCGGCTTCCTGGCCGAGCCGACGAAATCGCCATACCTGGATCACAAGGCCCGCTCCGCATGTGGTCTGATCATGGCCAGCGCGCACGTTGACCGCGAGAATAATCGTTACGGTATGGTGCGCGACCTGATCAGCGAGCAGGACGAGATCAATAAGCGACGCAGCAAGGCGCTGCACCTGTTGAGCGTCAAGCAGGTCATCATGGAGGATGGCGCGGTCGCTGATATCGACAAGGCGCGCCGCGAGGTCGCGCGTCCGGACGGGCTGGTCGTCATCAATCCCGGCATGAAGTTTGAGATCAACGACGGCGCCGACCTGGCCGAGGGGCAGTTCAAGTTGTTGCAGCACGCGACGGCCGAAATGCAGGCCTCCGGGCCGAACGCCTCGATGTCCGGCACCGATCCGCGCGAGTTGTCCGGGCGGGCGATCCTCGCCCAGCAGGCCGGCGGCGCGGCGGCGCACGAGCCGATCGCGGATACGCTGCGGATGTGGTCGCGGACGCTCTACCAGGTGGCGTGGATGGCGGCGCGGCAATACTGGACGGCCGGGCGCTGGGTGCACGTCACCGATGACCTGGGCAACACCAAATACGTGGGCATCAATCAGCCGGTGCGCGTGATGGACGAACTCGCCGATATGCC